GAGAACCATCAGGAGCACCAGATAAAGGTCCAAAGGAAGTACTATCACCAAATGCAAGAAGATTGTTTCCATTAGAATTAGTTGCTACTAATATTGTTCCTCTGGAATCTAGTTTTGTTAATGGATTTGTGGTTCCTATTCCAACCCTTGTAGTATCATTATTAATAGTAAACCAAGTAACTCCACTATTTAGCCCTTCAAAGGTTTGAATTTGTTCAGCACTTCTGGTCATCTTGAACAGATTACCACCACCAGCACCAGCATCAGTTAATGCTTGCAAGTAAAAAGTTTGATCATTGACAGCAACATTCCAATTCCTATTATTTGTTGTGGCATCACTCTCGGTAATTCTTAAATGATTTGAGTCACTGGATTGTAAATGTAAGATTGATTGTGGATTTGTGGTTCCTATGCCGACATTACCAGAAACATAAGCACCACCAGTCACTTGAAGGGTTTGTGATGCTGTTCCTGTTGGAGTTGATGAACCTACAATAACATTACCACCATAAGCATTTAATGTTAGATTTTTTTTGATTGTATTTGCTCTATTAACTGCTTCAATAGAAACATTAGAACCAGAAACATCCGCATAAGTTACAAAATATGCATCTCCACCAACACCTCCAATATAAGCATTTCCAAATACATCTAGTTTTGCTCCTGGATTTGTGGTTCCTATGCCGACATTTCCACTTGTTCTAGTAACATTAATAGCATTTACAACTGTAGAATTTTCTACAGTTCCAAATGTAAATAAATCTGCAATACTATCATATCTTATAATTCCACCATAAGCAGTAGTGTTAAATTCACTAATGAAAATATCTCTTGTTCCAGTTCCCCCAGAACCACCATCAAGTCTTAAAAGTGTTCCTTGAGTTCCACTGATGTGAAGAGGATTTTGTGGATTTGTGATTCCTATGCCGACATTTCCAGAAATATAAGCACCACCAGTAATGTCTATAGTGGTTCCAATGCCAACCTTCGTAGCATTTCCAGTGCCTGTAACATCTACAAGTCCACCAAATTGTGCTAGTTCCGTTGCTTTAGTCATTATCTACTTTCTAATTATTTATCATTTTAACTTCCTAAATCTAATTCTAACTTTGGTTTCTGGATGAACACAACCAGCAAGAGCGATATTAAGAGTTTTGTTAGGGAGCCCACCTTTTGTGATTTTGTTGAAAAATTCAAGATCAAAGGGAATTTTTTCTTCTGTTCTGTGATAAAAGTCATAACGTTCTTTGTAGTCTTCAATATAATCATGCCCGATGTGATGATCAAAACTAACTCCAAGTGCTTCACTTAGAATACTTGGAATCGCATCACGGTTCTTTTTATTATCTTTATCATCTACGAGTTGAACTGATTCCATAAGTGCCAAGTAAATGGCACGATCACGACACCACTTCTCAGTGGTATTTACCAACCACTCATAGTTCGATTCATTATCTTCAAGAGAAGTCACAATCTGATTCGAGTCTTTCAGATCAGAGTCAGAAAGATCATTACGATTGTCCAGTTCAATAGTAACAACTTCCTTTGTTGGCATGTTTCCATACTTCACAACAAACTTGGCAATCTCATCAAAGATCACCCGTTCTTTTTTGTCATTGAAATATTCTGGTTTTAGAAATGGAAGAACTTTTCTACAATACTTCTCGTTGTAAATTAGATTCGATAGGATTGTAGTTTCAATTCGTTCCATAAGAGAATTTAGATCGTGCGATTTCTTCTAGTTGTGACATTATATCATCAGTGAAGTATTCTTCGGGGTTCTTCAAAATTTCTTTACCATAGATTTTCTTACCATTAATCTCATATCTACCAGCGACATTCTTCCACATACCACCAGACTCACCAAGTTCAAGAAGCCCATAATATCGATCAAGCCCCCTTTCATCGTAGTAAAGTCGAACTTCAACTTCTTGATTTTCTTTACTTAAACGAGACTTAATACTCTTTGCCTTGATAATATTTCCAACTACTTCCGTTCCATCCTTTTCTTTTTTCTTTCCAAGGCTAATAATAGTGGAAGCAGCGTATTTGAGTCCATTACCTCCACCCATTTCTTGCATTGGAACATAAGAACCAATAACTTGATATACATGATTCGTCACAATCATAGGAATATTTGCTTGCCCCAGTTTCAAAGTAAGCATTCGGAATGCACCCTTGATCAGTTGTGATTTAGTCATATCACGAACTTCTTTGTCATTCAGAGCATCATTGATCTCTTTACTGGTGGAAAGCATACCCAGAGAATCCAAAACAAACATGCAAGGGTTGCGTTCACCTTCAGGTTTCTTCATGTAAAGATCCACTGCTTTAAGTGCCTTTCCACGAAACTCTTCTACGGTGACAACATTAACCACGACGAGACGAGTTGTGTCGATGCCTCTTGACTCCAGGAGGGATTTTGTAATGGCAGCCTCAGTATCAAAATAGAGACAATAACCATTGGGGTTATTATCAAGAAAATTCTTAACCACAGCGAGAGAGAAGAAAGTCTTTCCAGTAGAAGACTCTCCAGCAATAGCAGTAATTTTATTGCCAGATACACCACCAAATATACTGCCTGAAACCAGTGCATTAAAGATGTAAGAACCCGTGTCAACATAAGTCTCAGTCTCATCAATATCTGAAGCGAGTTGAGTATACTCACCTCCAATCTCTTTTACAATATCCTTTAAAAAATCCATCAGTAAATCTCCCAATATAGACTATGATCATACCACTTCTTGAGTGGTTTTGCAAACTAATTACGAAAAGAAATCCTCCAAAGTTCCTCGTTTCTCAGACTTCCAACCAATACAGTCTAGAATTGATTTGACTGGTTCTAGAAATGACTTCTCAAATTGTAAGTCATAATCCACATAAGTTGCAATATTAAGTTCTCTAGGAAAATCTTGAATGAAAGAAATTACATTTTGTTGAATTGGATTTGGTTTTTTGAGATAACAGAACTTAATTTTTTCTCCATTGCTGATAGATGCATATTTACCAGTTAACTTCTTCTCTTTAATATAATGATTGAAGAGAATTGCACCACGAACATGAATTGGAGTGCCTTTCAAATACAAAGTTGCAGATGATTTCCACTTTGCAATATCATTTACTGATCGAGGAAATGATACTTCTTCTGGAGGAAGTTTCTTGAATTCTGATCTGAACTTGTCAATGAAGTTAATGACATCATCTTCAGATCCACTCATCATTAGATTAAGTGCTTCCTTAATCTTTTTACGACAAGGAGCAGGAGTTGAAGTTTTGATTGCTTCAATACCCATCATTTTGAGTTTGGGTTCTGCATAACAAACACCTTCACTATCCCAAACATTCAGAATGTATCTTTTCTTAGCTGTCCAAATTCCACGATTTGCAATGTTCTCTCGTTTCATCTGCATCTTCTGTCGATATGCATTTACATATTCCGCCAGTTCTTGGTAGCAACTTTCAATATAAGGTTCAAGTTCCACATTACACAGTTTATCAAGGAACGAGACAACTTTATCATCAACTTTCTCTCTTCCCTTGTATACACTTTCAACCAAAGGGCCCAGATTAAGATAGATAGAATCAGTATCAGAAGCAATAACATAATCAACATCCTGCGTCTTAAGAATCTTATTCAAATAATCGTTCATCTTATTTTCAATCCAACGGATTGATACCTGCCCAGACAAGGTAATTGCCTCAGCATTTGCAAGTTTATAGTAACGGAAGTATTGATTTCCAATTGCACCATAAGCAGAATTTAATTGAATCTTGCGAGCCAACTGAATATTGTTGCAACGAGCAATCTCTTTCTCCAACTCTTTTGTTGGAGTCTTTTCATATTGTTGTTTTGCAGTAATCATCTTCTTCTTATAGATGGTTCGTTCATCATAGATCTTACCCATCAGTTCAGGAAGCATACCTTTTACTCTATGATAGAGTGCTCCATTAGCAGTCATAGTAAGATTTACCTTTTGTAAAGGTTCCAAATCTAACTCTTGTGTGAGAAGTTTATCTACATTTGCATTATTAGAAAGTTCTCTTACCTTCTTAAGTGCCTCAAGTTCTTCTGCAATTTCCTCACGGGTCATTTTACGGACATCTTTCCACATAATATTACCTCAAATATTTTTATATTAATTGTGCTTTTAGTGTTGGATTATTTTCTCCCTGCCTAAACACAACAATAGCAGCAGGAAATGTTGCTTTGTTATTAGCACCCTCAAATGTCAATCTTCTTGTCAATAATCGTATTTCTGTAGATTTCATACAATAAGTGTGCCACCATTTTGTATCAGTTCTTGCTGGCACAAGACAAACAACAGTAGCACCTTTATCAGATTCTTCTTTTGCTTTCTTGATCCAATTTACTATTTGTCTACCATAAGGGGGATTCATAAAGACATTACCTTCCCAATCTTTAGATAATCCATCATCTTCTATTGTATAGAAAGAACTACATTTAGCAGTTTCTTTTGTGCAACAAGGATCAAGATTAAAATTGAATTCAATATTCAATTTTGCATACAAATCTTTTGGAGTTTCCCAATCATCTTTATTGGACATAAACAAAGAATTATTCAACATCGATTATACCTCCATAATTTTAGTATGCTTTTTGCGATTTTCACTCATAGTAATAATCTGCAAGTTGGTTTCGTGATGCTTTCCTCCTTTTGAAATTGGAATTATGTGGTCTACTTCGTGGGGAACATTAGTTTCTTCTGTTAATCGTTTTGCTTCACAATAAATCTCATTTATTTTTTGTTGATTTGCAGTTTCATCAAAAGCATTTCTTATTCTACATCTTCTACGAGCAGCAACAGAATTCAAAACTGCCCTCTTATGTTCTTCACCCAAATATCTAAACTTAGTAGAGCACGAATGAGAACAAAAACGAAGTTTCCATTTTTCACTTATTGCCCTAAATCTACTTACGATAAATGGAGAACTGCAATTTTCACAATAAAGAGTTTCCTTTCTCTCTTTATTTTTATTCTCCAAATGTTTAGGTTTTTGGAGTCCATACTTTCGTATTTTCTGTTTAATCAGTGGATCAGAACAACCAAAAAATTCAGCACATTCTTTACGACTTTTATTTTCAACGATATAAAGTTGGTTCAGTTGTTCTTTAGTTATGTTAAATTTTGGTTGCATTTGTTGTTTATATCCACACATTATTATTTATAAGATGAGGATATTCTACAACATTTTTTCCAATTCTGCAATACGATTATTAAGTTCGTGCTTTTCCACAAGTGTTTCTGGTGAAATTGAATATTGCATAATGAGGTGAGGATACAGTGAGTTCAAGTCAAAGTTCACCACCCAATCATACTTACCAGGAACAGGTTCTTTTACATAAGCACCTGCATACTTCTCATCCTTCTTAGAATTCTCTTTGG